CATCTCCTGCTCCAGCTCCAGCTCCCGCTCCAGCTCCCGCTCCAGCTCCCGCTCCAGCTCCAGCTCCCGCTCCCGCTCCAGCTCCCGCTCCAGCTCCAGCTCCAGCTCCCGCTCCCGCTCCCGCGGCTGCACCAGCCCCTAACCCAATTCCATCTTACACATCCATGTACTCATATACGCCAACAGCATATACCACATCGATGTCGAAATCCATTTCGAAACCCGAAAATATATACCAACCTACATCTACATCATATACGTCATTTTTATCACCACGTCCGCAAGTACCATCAAATGCGCATGCGCAGACATCAACGCCAAAAACATCATCATCTACCACCTCTAACTTATGGATAGTACGATTGGTACTAACACTATTTATGTTATCGGTAATAATAGTCACGTTGTCATATATATCATCATCGCGGTCATCGCGGTCATCATCATCCGCGTCTTCCATTACTAGCTTGAATACATCAATTTTATAGTTATGTAAATAATCTCTCATAGTGGTTATTTACATAGTCGATACTATCACGATTTCGCCCGTTTCGTCTTATTCTGACGCTTCTTCCCACTGAGTTCTCCTTCTTGACGTTGTCTTCGCGTCTTTACGTCATGTTGAATTCTCTCTGAGGGTGTCACTAGAGACAATAACGTATCAAATATATCGTTTGGGACCATTTTTGTTTTATGACGTTCGTCGTCGCTGTCGCTGTCGGTGTCGCCGTCGGTGTCGCTGTCATTGCTCTCCTTATCCTTATCCGTATCCGTATCCTTGTCCTTGTCCTTGTCCTTGTCCTTGTCCTTGTGTGGCTTCGCATTCATATCCGCTTCCGTGACTTCGAACGCATAATTGCGCGGCCGAAACAAAGCTGGCATCATAAACAATCCAGCAGGAACTGCTAAATCCTTAAATAAATCACTGAACTTTTCAGGGATAAAATGTTCATCACAGCTTCCGTTGCGTCCGTTGCTTCCGCCCCCGCTGGCACTGGCTCCACCTATCTGGCGTCCGTCATCGAGAGATACGAACAATGGCATTTTGTGTTGATATAATAAATTATTAACCTGATACCCACCTCCGATCATATTTCCATCTTTATCTTGATGTAACACCAAATGTTGGTCTGGATTAAAATATTGGTTTATTCTTGTTTTCGTCATTGGACCTACTTGTAATATCATTAGATTATGATTTCGTCTATATATACGACGTATCCTATCATATATGACTACGCATCGCCTGTATCAGATGACTCATCGGCTCCGCCGCCGCTTTGCGAACCAGGTTTCTTATTATATATCCTCTTGATTTCCGTAGTAGTTTTCGTCTCTCGGTTCTTCTTAATATATGCCATAATTTGCTCTACTTGTTTTCCATTTGTAATCAGGTCGGATAGACATTTCTCTATATAGGTAAGCGTAAGAGGCGCCGTGTGTTTCGAATGGACAAACTTCAATTTACCATCACTAATATTCACGGTCGCTTTATCTAGTTGTTTTTCCTCAATGATTTCAAGTATTTCATCATTGATGAGAGACTTCTCTGTGCGAATATCACGGACTTCTTCTGAAGATAACTTAATCTTATTATCAAGCTCTACCCAACGTTTAATTTTTGTTTCAAGAGTGGGCGGTGTTGCGTGATTAGTTGTCATAATAGAGGTTGGGTTCATAATACTACTATAGATATAAATGATATACGTTTATATCTAGTTTTTATTCACATTCAGCGGCATTGCCGATGCGCCGATGCGCCGATGCTGATGCTCCGTCGCATGTGATTTACCTGCGACGACGAGTGCGACGAGATGCGCGACGAAAATTAAAGGACTTTCCGAGAGAACGGCTTCCAGGCCTGCGCGACTGAAGAGCTTTCTGGCCCATGTAAAGTCCTAAAGGAACCAAGGCGGTTTCAACGGCCGACAACAATCCTGGAATCATACCACCCTTCTGAGACTGGCTCTGAGACTGGCTCTGAGACTGATACTTGCGACCACGACGTTTCTTACCACCGACAATAGCAGACCCCTTCAAAGATGAATAAGATTCCGCACCGACGACGGCGCCTGCGAGAGCACCACCAACCATAGCATTCTTAAGACCGACCGACGCAGTGCCGCTAGACGCAGCAGAGAGTTCGGAACCCTGTAAAGCGGCACTACCACCACCACCTTGAGGAGCAACAGCTTTATTCAAAATTCGTTGGGCAATATCTCCGGCTTGTTTAAGAGTGGCATCGTCGATTTTAATAGGTTCGTTACTTCCGCCAGTCTGGTTTTGAAACTGGTTCTCGGACTGGGACTGGGAGTGGGATTGGGACTGGGACTTGCGCTTAGAGCGACTTTTTGATGACTTATGAGGCATAATGAACGTTATATACTATATATAGAAATAATTTATATGTATAAACTAAAATGAAACTTTTCCCTTTTATTCTTTTTGGACTAATTGTTCTTCCTGAATCTATTATCAACGTCCCTATTTTTCCATTTAGTCAAGCCGACGCTTATCCGATTCAAGTTGATTCACAATCTATTGCCATCGATTCTGTAGCTGCCGTCAATAATGTGAGAAACCCACTGGAATGTGACGCATGCCTACTTTTAGCAAAGGGTTTAAATCAAACAGTTCTTCATAATCCTAAAGTTATTTCTATTGTAAGCACCGATCTAGAAAAAATATGCCAAGTTTTACCAGCAAGTGTCCAACAATTATGTCTTGATGCTGCTGAACAAACCGCGCCACTTTTGCTAAATCATCTAGGGGACCTCATCGCAAGAGAGGGCTGTTCTGATTTAGGCATATGTCATTCATCCGCACATTATACGCGCTCGTAATCTTCTCATAATATTTTTATTGCGTCATACTAATTCATATCGTGGTATTACGCAGTGCTCATCTTCCTCATCTACAAATGGACGTATTTCACCCAAATGACACATTTCATTTCGACCATTTACAATTAACACATCCACAGCATATCACAGGTGGAGCATATATGACACATTTTTCATACTATGACAGCAAACAACCGCTGTATATCCAGACGACAAAAACACAATCAAAACAAGGTATTGTTATCTCGGGCAAAAAAGCATATATTGATTTATTATTAACGGCGAATGACGCGGATACAGAATTCACAGAATGGATTGGGAATTTAGAGAAAAGAGCGGTCGATTTACTTTATGAAAAGAGACATCTCTGGTTTACACAAGAATTAGATCATACAGATATTGAAAATTCATTTACATCACCAATTCGCGCCTACAAAACCGGCAATTTCCTTTTACGTGTAAATTTAGAGCCCAATCGTAATTTTACGCATATTCAACCATTTGTATGTAAGATATTTGATGAAAATAAGAAGGTTGCGCCGACTGAGTATATTAAAGCAGAGCAAACAATTATTTCAATCATTGAATTCCATGGTATCAAATTTACATCACGTAATTTTCAGATAGAGTTAATGTTGCGTCAAGTATTAGTAATTCCAGACGTTCCTTTATTTGAAACATGTGTTATTTCCGCTGAAACGCCGGCACCCATTCCAGCGCCTATTCCAGCGCCCGTTCATGTTCCGACATCCGTTTCGACAAATAACGCAATCGAAGAATCGGCTACTGATTATTTAGGACTAGTTTCAACTAATGAAGAAGAGATACATAAAGAAGACAATGAATCTATAGATGAAAGTGAGAGGTATATTACCCCCCAACCACAATTAAAACATTTTGACTTCACCGAAGTAGATATCGATTTCAAGAATATTCCAGATACAATTGATGTAAATGAACCGAAATTTGATACTCCGGTCGCTTCGCCGCCACATCCACCCCATCCACCCCATCCGCCAAAACCTACCACGGCCATTACTTTAAAAAAACACAAGGATGTTCTTTATGAAATGTATAAGGTCGCAAAACACAAAGCGTCTGAAATGAAAAGAGCCGCGATGCGCGCGTATTTAGAAGCAAAGGAAATCAAAGCAAGGTATTTATTAGATGATTTAGATGATTATAGTTCAGATGACGACCACAATAAATGAGATAGGATTACATTATTTTATCATTTATTTTATATACAATTAAATTATAAGAATGAGTTTTTTGTCTGATTTAGAGAAAACACTTCGTGCGAATCACATTCTTGTGATTTTAGGTGCGATTGTTCTTGTATATGCCGTTTATACATATTCCGACCAAAAGTTCGTTGTCCCATACGAACCCCTTCAAGGTGATGCGAATGGTCGCATGAACACAGAAATTGCGGCTGGAAGGCAGGTTGGTCCTATCGCAAGTAGCGGCGCAACTGGTTTCACCTCGACGGATTCAATGACTGGGCAAGGTGGCGCCCCCCTCGTCGGAGGTGGTGCTGCTAATCTCCCAGTCGCCAACCCGTCTGACCTTCTTCCCCGTGACACCAACAACCAGTGGGGTAGCTTGAACCCTTCTGGAAGTGGCGACCTTCTCGGCCAGAACCTTCTTTCTGCGACTTTTTTGACGGGCATTGACACTATCGGCAATACGATGAAGAATGCCAATCTTCAGTTGCGTTCCGAGCCAGCCAACCCTCAGCTGAATGTTGGTCCTTGGAACCAGAGCACCTTTGCTCCTGATCTGATGCGTACTCCTCTCGAGTTGGGTTGCGGTGGTCAGTAGTGCGTTTAGTGAAATCGCCATCGCCATCGCCATCGCCATCGCCATCGCCATCGCCATGACCCACCCTGCGGTGGATTTATGGATAAATATAATTACGTAACATTGATGATAATATTACGTAACACATGACACATAATACTGATAAATAGTGTTAGTATATAATAGTAATATTCATTTATAACACAATGTCAATTCTCTCGACACTTCTTTTATTATTCATCGTCTTTGTGTTGTCACTCGTCATCATTCAACATGTCATCATTCCTGGAGTTGTGAATTATCAACATGGTCTTTTGAACAGTTCAGAATTTACCATTGACGAGAGTGAAATACAAGGTCTTGGATTATTTACGAAGCGTCGGCGCGCGAAAGATGAGAAATTGTTCGTCGCCATTCACGCCAATGAGACTGTCACTCTTATTGGAAGTAAAATAAATCACTGTCCAAGTAAGCGAACTTCCGCAAGAGCGGTAATACCTAATACATATCTCTCGTCAACCCCAGATAAAGCCACTGGAGAATGGTGGATTATCTCCCTTCGCGACATCGATGCCGGTGAAGAGCTTACCGTTGATTATACAAACACGCCCGGTTTCATTAAAAAGCCAGACCCTAATTGGAAGTGTGAAATATAATATCTCGTTTATATCTCTCTCTCAATATATATAACAATCATCGGCCAATAAACAAAACACAATAACGATGAAAATTTTTGACATTGACCTCTGTAAATATAAAGATGTATTCGGTCGTCCGAGAGAAGGTGTGCATGCTTACCGAATCTTCGATATTGCGGTCGTAGATGTAGTATCAACCATCGTTGTCGCATTTCTCATCGCACGCGTCTTCGGTTTCGTATTTTGGAAATCTCTCGTCGTTTTGTTTATCCTCGGAATTATATTGCACCGGTTGTTCTGTGTTCGAACAACGGTGGATAAGTTGGTGTTTGGTGAATAATATCTACTTTATATATAATTAAAATAGAATGGCAGCAAAACCAAAATGCTTTTTTGTAGGATGTCTTCAAGCTCACGGTTTAGTAGCTTCCCCACCAGGCCTGCCACAAACAAGAACTAAAAGTACTCAATATGACATATTTGGTCATCATATAAAACTGACAGTATTATCTATTCCGGGAGATGGATATGATTGTGGAATAATGGGTCCGATGGACAATCCTCCGCTTGATAAGGCTTATTGGCAAAACTTCTCGACAGAAAAGGTGGTTCCTGGTATTGTGAGACAAGTATTTCGCGAAATACGTGAGGATGAACGTGCTATTGGCAGGGCATTTTCAACTAACCTACGTGCCCAATTGAAACGGGTATATGCTGCTGCTAATATTGTATTCCCAGGGGGTTTTTCAATACAGGAAAATCCTAGCGAACATCAATTTTGGCAACTACATCGTAATGCGGGAGAAAATAAACGTCTAAAAAGTTACCTACCACGACGCGAGCGCCAACAACGTTTTCAATCGGTACCTAATAACTTATATGGTATTATATGCGGATATACTAATCACAAACACCTGAAACCATTTTCCTTAACTGAATTGAGAGATGAAGAGGTTGAAGTATATGGCGACGGAGGAGTATTAACCTCTGATTTTATACCCTCTGCCAAGTTTCCGCGAATAAATATGATTGGCCACGACGATGGCAATCCGCCTCAAATGTTAGGAGCACATAATTGGATATACGCAATTGAACAAAGCGATACATGCAGCTTTTTAAAAGCTAAAGCATCGGAGATTGTTCGAAACGCATATTTGACGAAAACATTACATTCGCAGGACTTTATTATAGTGTTACAGGCTTTGGGGGTAGACCATGCGTGGTTGGTCAATCCAGCATGCAGGACCCTTAGTGAAAAAATACACCCCCCACACCAAACCGGTCTTGTAGTCCCTTCTGAAGAGTTTAAAGATAGCAACTATACACCACCACAGTCAAGGCCACCGTCACCGTCACCGTCACCGTCAAGGTCACCGTCACCGTCAAGGCCACCGTCAAAGAGGCACGGTTCGTACGTAGTTTCGAATGGCAATGAACGAGAATTTAAGCGTTCGAAACATCAAGAAAGTGGCTCACGAAAATCACGCAAACGAACAACCGTGAGACGAAAGAAAATAACACATAAAACAAAGAAAAGAGCGTTCAAAAGAAAATCTCAAAACCGAAACAAGCGAAAATAAAAACTTATTCTCTCGTAATATAAATACAAGGGTTGATACTCGTATTTATATTATTATATTATAATCCAACTCAAATGTTCAAAACAAGTGTTTTCGGATATATTATTATTATTTTCATTATCGTCATTTGCCTTAAAATCTACCAAGAATCAGACGCATTCCAGTTGAAATGTATTGTTTCTAAAGTCGATGGCAATAAATACTGCGTCCGCGAACGCGCCAAACTGGAACTCGCAGCCGATCTTCTAGCAACCGTAACTCAAAAAATGAAGCAGGTAGTGAAACATATGGGCGATACTTATCCTGACCGAGAGAACGTGAAACGTTTAGTGAAAAACTTCCGACCTGAAAAAGTGAGCGAAACACTCCCCACTAGCGAATACACAGCATACAGCGAGAATAAAGGCGAGAAGCTAGCATTTTGTGTGAATACGACGAAGAAGGGGAATAAACTTATCGACGAAAACACGCTTACATTTGTAGCACTTCATGAGTTGAGTCATATTATGACGGAGAGTGTTGGACACAAGGACGAATTCTGGAACAATTTCAGGTTCCTTATTGATGAAGCCCAGAAAATCAAGGTATATTCACCGGAAGATTATAAACTCAAGCCGAAAGAATACTGTGGAATGACAATTAATGATAATCCACATTTTGATAACTAAGTACAGTGCGTTCCGCCGCGCGCCACAGGTTCGAACGAATGACTGCGCCATAATCCCGCAATAATCTTACTCTAACCGGTGGTGTGCGACCGGACGCGCATGTAAGAATATCGTATTCGGCGACCGTCTTTCCTGTATCGCCTTGATATCGGACGGTCGTGTAATATTTGAGACAAAATCCCGTTCAACATCCATTATACGATATACAATATTACTCTGCGGACCTTCCGCAAAAAAAGATACAAACTCGGGAATGCTTTCGGCTCCAGTCCAGCACCAAATCGCACGGTTAATCGGGTCATGTCGGAGTGACTCCCATTCTTCAATCGTCTGATATTGAAACATCAATGGAAACGCGGTGTCATATTCATAACTTTCATCGACGAATGTAATAATAATATCATTAATTGGAAATAACATAGCACCTGTCGCGATTGTTGGTGTAAGAATCTGTTCGTATATCGACGCCCCGCCAATAAACCAAACCACATCATAATTCGCCGAGTATTTATGTACATCTGCCAGTGTCTTTATAAATGTAACACCTGATTTGTGTTCTTCGGTATCAAAGTCATTCATTGCCGATACAACGAAATTGTCGCGAAATGGTAGAGGCTGGACATTCGCCGGAATACTTTCCCACGTCTTTCGCCCCATAACTACCGCGCTATTATAAGGAAACGCGGAAGACTTTGTAATCTGAGAGAAGAATCGTAGGTCTCTTTCCAGTTTAGGCCATGGAAGCGTTCCGCGTAATCCGATTCCACCTCCGCGACAAAGCGCGACAATCAATTTGAATTCAGGAGAAGGCAACATATAATATTCGTATATGTAATACGCATTATTCTTTATTATACATAATTTCATAATAAAGTATATAACCATATAATAGTAAGATACGGAAAATGGAAAACCGGTCGCCGGAGATTCCCATCTATAAAATATGTCATATTCGTTCTACAGATGAAGGCGTAAAAACAACAGTGGATGTCGCAGCATTATCCACTGAATACAACGTATTATACGTATTTTACGGAGATGTAGAATTCAATACAGACGATAGTCAAATCGTAAATATCAACGACGTCTTTGTTCAAGAGCCAACTAACCCGCATTTCCGAAACATATTTAGTGATTATGAATTACGCGTAATCCAGGAAAATAATATGAATGTAGTCTTTCTTCCCGAGAGAATTTATCCAGATGATTCAATTGAAACCATTAAAAAGAAATTCTTATATCTAACGCGAGACAAAGTTGGTCTATCGTATGCGGAGCTATATTTATTCTGTAAGCAAGCAAAACGTATTACTACACAATTAGCATACGACCAAATCACCTCCAATGGAAAGCTTGAAATGACACCAGTTCGGGTTCAAAATTACTTGTCGAATATAGACAATCATACGAAAAATGCGGATGCGGGTTCGGGTTCGGGTTCGGGTTCGGGTTCGGTCATGTCACTCGGTGCGCCAGTCGGTGGAAATTATACCTATACAAATATCGCCAATCTAAAATTAGAACAGCATTCTCGTATTATAAATGTGGTCATGGGTCAAGAGTTGAATATTGCGTCTTCTTATGAATATCCTTATGCGATAAATCCATTTGACGCGATGAATGCCGACCCGTTTTTAGAAATCCACGCAGGAGAAATTGTGAATACGACGAATAAGATGGTATTACTTGATTATGGAGTTTTTATTGATAATACAATATATCTGGTGACTGCCGAAGATGCGTTAGTTTATGTGAGAGAAGCTGGAATCGCTACATCGCCTCCGCAGTCGAAAGGAGAAGGGGGTGGAGAAGCAGCATCAAGTGCTGTTTTTGGAAAACCCATCTATGAATCCTATATGATTTCGCTCTACTTTCCTTATCTCACCGCATTTCGAGACGATACTCCGCGAACCTCAGTAGAAAAGGGGTCGGCTGAAGCATCCGGCGAAATCGACCTGACGACAATCAATTCACATAATACATTATTGCTTCATAAAGCGAAGCTATTTGAGGCGGATAAAAAGATATTGAACGAGAGATTTTTACGACAGACCGCAAATATCAAACTTCTATATGACATTTATGAGAGACGAACATCTGAACATAACTACCTGGATGATGGTATTCGTGGTGTCGAGTTCATGATACATCCAGAAACGCCATACAATCAATCTCTCGACGCGGTATTCAAGCTGATACACTGCTCGGATTCAATCCCGTATATCAAACATAATCCTGGCAAGAAACGCGATAATATTTATAAGCTGTTTATATCTGGGGTGAGTCGAAGCGGGCGTAAAATCCCTTATCTTCCGAAAGCCGATATATTTCGTCTCATAAAAACAACTTCACGAAAAAAGAGTGTTGCGATTTACATTAATTACATATACTCTAATCCGGATATACCTCACCATAAAGCGACACATTTGCCGATACCTGTTTTGTGCGAATTTTATCCTGACGGTTCTATTTATGTGAAATTATTCATTAAATTTTCATTTACGACGAAAGAAATAGAAGAGATTATCATAGCCACCGTAAATCCGGTGCTTCGTGTAATTAAAGAACATGTTGAACAAGGTGGATTTCAAATGAACCTATTCACAAAATTACATCATCCACAAATCGAACTCATTAATATTGAATATTTCGCGCAGATGCCAATCACACGCAATATAGAAATAAAACAGATGATTAAATGTATTTCCAGCGTATTCAATGAGGTAGAGGGTAGTTTGAAGAAAGGCATTGTGCTCCGTTATAAACGTGTAAGTAACTATAATGACATGTCCAGTCAAGACGCATTCATTATTGAAATGATGAATAAGCGACAAAACGACAGAGATATTATTGATGGTTTGAGAGATAATTATATGATGTCAGAGCAAGATGCTCGTGGAAAACTATCTATCATGTTATCATCGTTACAAACTCAGCAATTTTCAAGATTTAGAGGTGGGAATATTAGAATCAAAAATAACCCGGGGTTCCTTACCAAGATAACAAAAGGCGCCTTCAATAATATTATTACAATAGAAATTACGAATATCAACAATATGTTATTTCTGACATCATTACATGCGTATATCGACTCTATTATTCGTATTTATCAGAACCCAAGTTCAACTGGTATTCCATATGAAAAAATATCTGAATTGTGTTCAAATAAAATGTCACCAGAAGGTTCTGATGCGAAGACGACGTTATTGAGTGCAGTGTCGCCTGCTGCTGGGGAATCTTTCGCTGCGGCAGCTGAAGATTCTTCAACCGTTGGTAGTTTTGTCTCTAATGCGCGCCCTCAAGCAGTAGTCCGTGATATTCATCCGTCTGATAAAGAAGAGTCGATAGATTTGATGGAAGAGATTGTTCCAGTTGTAAAGAGACCTGCTGCTGAGGCTGAACCCATTTTTGGATTTGAAGTAGAAAAGAAGAATGAAGAAGAACTCGATTTATTTGAATTACTGCAAGGAGATGACGACGAGGATGAGGATGGTGATGGTGATGGTGGTGGTGGTGGTGGTGCGCAAGGAGGTGGAGCTGGTGGAGCTGGTGCTGTCGCGCGCGGGCATTCCGCTGCCGCTGGTTCAGAACAAGAAGAAGATATCTCAGATATTACTGGAATGGAATTGGCAAATCCGAATCCCTTTTCAAAACGTATCCAAGAACGGGACCCAATTATTCATTTGAATGAGGATGTCGGAAAATTTAACGCTTATTCGCGTAGTTGTCCATGGAATGTGCGCCGTCAGCCGGTTATTTTGACGAATGAAGAAAAATCGAAAATCGACAAAGAACATCCGGGTTCATATTCACATAGTATAACATATGGTTCCGACTCGAGCAAACAGTATCACTATATTTGTCCGCGGTATTGGAGTTTGAAACATAACACAAGTTTAACTGAAGAAGAAGTGAAATCCGGAAAATATGGCGCGGTCATTCCCCAAAAGGCCAAAAAAATACCGTCGGGAGCAAATATATTCGAATTCACAGATGATAAGTATCATGTGGATGAAAAAGGAAATTATAAGCAACATTATCCCGGATTTTTAAAGAAAGATGCCCACCCAAAAGGGTTGTGTGTTCCTTGTTGTTTCGCACAATGGGATAAACCATCACAGATGACACGTCGTCAAGAATGTGAAGCCAAAAAATTCGAGTCAGTTCAGATGCTAACAAAGCCAGCCGCAGATAAGAGCGCAGTGGCGCCAACGGCGCCAGTTCCAACAGTTCCGACAGCTGCTGCTTCTTCAGAAGAAAAGACACAACTAGCCACGATGATGCCACCAGGTCCAGTGGTCGCCACTTCTTCCACGCCAACCGAACCAGTAAAATTAAACGAAATGAAGGATGACCGCATATTAAGCTCCGATAAATTTCCGCTAGAGAATAACCGTCTAGGGTATTTACCAACACAACTTCAAAAGTTTTTATTCACAGACAACCGAAATTGTCAAGTAAGTCTTAAAAATGCGTCGATAAAAAAGGATACGCCGTGTTTAATACGACGCGGCGTTGAAACAAATGACCGCCAATCGTTTGTTTCAGCGATTGCGTATTATTACAAAGAGAGCATGGGTGTTGAAAAAACGTCGGCGACTGTGATAAATATGCCGCAAGTTATAGGACCACCGCACTCGAGTAGTCTCGTTCAGGCGACGCAACCTGAGGCGGAACCATGGTCTGGATTAGAATTACCGTCTATGACGTCAAAGAATGTAAAAGAGCAGATATTGAAAAATGTTACAGATAAAATTCAAAAGGATGCGATGAAAATGACTAAGATGGCAGAACGCATATCTTCTAGTGCGTCAGAAATGCCATCAACACCATCAATCATGGGAGGTGTAGCAGCATCTTCTCAAAAGGACGCGCATTATTCAGACGAAGATGATACACCAGTTGTAATGACCCCTCGTCCAGCGGCGACTCCTCGTTCAGCGGCGACGCCCCGTGGTGCGGGAGGAGGAGAAGGATCAGCGGCAGGGGCGGCGGGGGCGTCGGAACCTATTATTCATTCGACGATGAGAAGGACGGGTGATTATATACCAACAATCCGAGAGATGAGAAGTCTTATCATCCAATCTCTCAACGTCGATATATTCATAAGCTTACAAAACGGAACATTAGTCGAATCATTCTACAATCCGAATAAAGAAGTGTTGGAGGCAGACATGTTACATAAATACGCACAGTCTGAAATCTCTCGAACACTTCCAAAATCAACCTTCATAAGAATATGTAATGCGTATGAAAACTTCATCGCGTATCTTGACGATGACAACTCTATTATAGACCATACGTACTTATGGGATATCGTCTCTCGACCTAACGAAAAACTATTCAAACACGGTAATAACATCATATTACTTCATATTCCTGATGATGATATCACAAACAATGTTCAGGTGATTTGTCCGACAAATGCGTATTCAGGCGAAGTGTTTGACATCAATCGTAAAACAATTATCATGATGAAACGCGATGTGTATTACGAGCCGATTTACCTATTTGAAAGTAAATCCAACGGGAAATTCAGCGTACTCGGGCGATTTGCTCTCAAGAGCAAGACATTAATGCCTAAAATCAAGCATATTATTGAAACTGTTCGCGACATTTATTTTTCATACTGTCGGCTTCATGCTAGCCAGCCGCGTGAATATAAGTATAAGATGAATCAATCCGCGACAGTGATCGCAAAGACTGTGAGAGATGCTGGGTTTAAAATAGAGGCACAGGTGATGAATTTCAATGGCAAAGTAATCGGACTACAAATATCTCAAACCATCACGAAAGCGAAAGTAATCCGGAATACTTCTTCACTTCAAGGAAGACAATATGACCGTAAATTCTGGGGGGGTGTGATACCGACTGCCGTTTCTGCGCCGCTTACGGTCGGTATTGATAATACTGTCCCTCCGCCTCCCATGGTTATCATGAATGAAGACCGTCTTTGGCAAATGAGTTATCATGAAACCGTAGATTTTCTTAAAGAGGTTCATCAGCACGTCAAGAAAACGACGAAAAAGGATATATTTTGTAATCCAATGGTCAAAGTCGTAGAAGACGGTCTTATTGTTGGTGTTATCACAGAAACAAACCAGTTTATTCAAGTGAATGTAGATAATGACCCACAACTGAACCAGAATGATGAATTACCGACAATCACCGAAAGTAACCATTTAATCGCAGATGAAGCCGTCGCGAATACACCGACAACAGAAATGGCGGATAAGACGCGTGAGAGATATGTGCGAAATATTCGACTGGAAACGAACTTTTATAACGTGTTTCGAAATACCGCGCGTAATATATTGAATAGACCGGATAATAAAGCAGTAAAGGATGATATTGAGAAAATTATCGCATCCCCATTCGTTATATATACCAATAAACTATCACAAATTATCTCGCATATGAAACGAATACTTGTGAAATACATATCATTTATTCGATATAAGAAAGATACCTTGAAAATGGTGGGTGAAATATCAGGGTGTGTCGCAAGCGATACAGAAACGTGTGGTAAAAAGAGTTACTGTCTTAAGGAAATTGGTGGGTTATGTAAATTACTGTTGCCGCAACGCAATCTGATGTTTCCAGATATTGATAATGAGGTTGCGTATTTTGGGAAACTCTCGGATGAAATGATAAGGTATGACCGAGTGAGATTGTTTATGTTTGAACCGATGAAATATCTCTCATTCCAAGATATAAAATACAATCTTCGAGAGGATGAAATCATCTTGTTGGAGACATTCATCACACAAGAATACTTTGAAAATATGGAGCCAGCCGACGCCAATCCATACATCCATCAGACGAATTTTTATACAGTTGATCCAAGCACTGTTGGCAGTCATGGTATTCAACATTATGATCCGGTATATAGGAAAGAATATGCCGACAGATATCTCTCTATTGAGTCGGGTGCGAGAGGTGCGGGTGCGGGGGCGGGGGCGTCTGTAGTAGAGGTAAGCGAGTCGGAGAAAAAAGGTGTAGAGGCGCATATACCGGAGTCGTTTCATATCAACGAAATCAATCACGTCCTCGGTTTTTGTCAGCAAGTTTCTAAACGAAAAGTTACAATCAAGCTGCGAAATACATTTTTTCCAAAATTAAATACATATGAAATCATTTTTTCGAATGAAAGCAAAGAATGTTCATTTGATATTATTTTAACGATATTGCGTAGTGTTGCGCAAACCACATCAAAATGCCCAAGTGGTCACGCGTGTGTTCGTAAAGGAAGTGGAACTGTGATGTTTTCGGCGCAAAAAGAAGTAGAACCAGAACCGGAAATATGTGAAAAGTGTAGAACAAATATCGGAACAGGCCAATCCGATTTTGCGTGTCGTCAGTGTAACTATTTCATGTGCGATAATTGTCGAACCCAGCACGTGGATTTATTAGCCGACATGACAATCCCGCGGATAAAGGAAATACTTGTAACTGAATATGCGAAATTTGCTGAACAAGGTTTAGAAAAGAAACTAACGATGATATTGAATGGATATGGTATGAAACAGTATGCGGATATTATAAATGAAGGCCGGGCGACGTTGTCACAAATCATACAGAGTGAAAACTACTTTTTAACAAATATCGATGTATGGGTTCTTGCGTTATATTTCAAAATCCCGATAGTGTTAGTATCCCAGACATTATTAAGCGAGAATGGAAAGAGTTATATGGTATTATATGGGGATGAAATGACCGAGAGTTATTTCTTCATTCAACCGTTTCAAATAACACAAGATGTTCCTTCACGTTTTGGGTTGATTGAAATAAAAGCCGATGACGAATTATCGCTTTTAAAAATACCATTAAGCCTTGTCTCTCCAGATTTACAAGAGAATATTCGCACAGATGACGACATGCGTATTTCTCTCGAAGACTACATACGAACATTTAAATTAGGAAATATTAAAAATAAGAAACGCGTATTTACCACGATGAAAGGTGTGAAAGACGCACAAGGTGAAGGAGCAGCAGCCGAACAACACGAGCCGGACGATGAGTAATAAACAAAAATAAAATGAAGATATATATAGGAAAAATGAACCCATCATACCCATTAGTTGTCACCGCTGATATAGTAACTCGTAATTTACAGCCGCCATTGTTGTCGGCAACATCACGGCAGCAGCAGAAGCAGGAACAGCAGCTTGTCGTAACTGATGTATTTGACATTCCTTATTGTGATATGCCACAGCCAGAGCAGCAGCAGCAGCAGCAGAAGCAGCAGCAGCAAATAACCCAAAGTAATTTAATCAAATCAATAAATCACACCGCTATGACGGACGTCATGAACCAACTAGCACTTCAAACACAAAAAACGCATTCTGTAACAACAAAACACACTGATGTATCCGTTCCTATAAAATCATCAGTGCCACCAGCTATAATACGCGCATCATCTTCATGTTCGTCATCTCATAAAGATGCGTCACAATTAGCAAATCCAGTTGGTGTTCCAATCGGAACTACTAAAAAGAATAATAAGCATCGTAGCAGTGGTATAAGTAATAAAGTCATTGTCGAAGAAGAGGACAAAGATAGCTCTATTGATTATGATGACGATGACCCGTCAATTAAAAAAATCAAATTGTCATTGTTTCATTTCGTGAAAGATATAACATTCAACTTAATCTTCGCTATTCCATTTCTACGGACAAAATTAAGCGCGATTCTCAAAGAACAAACTTTAGCAATAAATCAAATCGAGCGAATATTCGATGAATTCAAAGACAAACTTAATAAATTTCAATTGGAATCTATTAAAAAGTATGTGTGTGAAGACGGAATACGCGACAAGTTGAATTTCATTCTTGAAACGGGATTTAATAAAATATTATCCGACGGTGTTATTGATATTAACGACGCACCACAATTCAATCAACTGGTCTATTTTATTATTAAATCATTTAATGAAATTAATCAGGGTAAAGTCTATCGTTTCTACGTATCACGAGACCACGTCATGTTGCTTCTTCATTTCATTCTCAAGTCCGTATTTTCACTAACGTTAAAAGGGCAAGAAGAGCAAATGGCGATAGGTTTATTAGATACTAGTTTTAAACTTGTTCAATTGGAGGTATTGCCGCTTATTTCAAAACGATGGTATCATAAATTCCGGATATGTAGCGATGTAAAGGATATAGAGGATATTATTGATTAATATATTTAGGGAAATATACGGCGGTGGTTTTATTCCACGAAAAGAACTTAAAGATATTTTCTTTGTATAGTATGTGAAGGTGGGTTCGTCCATCTTTTCACCCATTCATCTAAGATTTACATGTTGTCAGGTATGTTTTTACATTAGAACAAATCTTACCACCCTTCGTCGCAACTTTTTGACTGTTGGCAAAAATTTGGGTTTCTGTGTCATGGTCCGCTATGTGATGATTATCATAATTTATTGGTTTGTTCTGTAAATGTATTAAACTTACTAATATGAAGTCTTGGTTTTTATACCGGTGTAGCTCAGAGGCAGAGCGTCTAAACACATCGTTTGTTACCTTTTTTACTATTTCCGCAAGGAAATGGTCCGTTCTACGAATGATTATCGCCTTATAAGCGGAAGGTCGTAGGATCGAAACCTACCGCCGGTATTTACCTCAATCGGGGGTATTCCTTTCATCTGTTTTATAGAAACAGTTCGTCAAGCTGGACGAAAAACGTAGTAAGCTTATACCGGGGTGGCGCAGGGGAAGCGCGCGGGGCTCATAACCCCGAGGTCATTGGATCAAAACCAGTCTCCGGTATTTACCCGGTTCGGGTCTTTCGGCCGCTTTACAGAAGCGTCTTGTCAATCTGGACATAAAACGCAGTAACATATTACCGCTTTAGCTCAGAGGGTATTCACCTGATTTATCGGGTTCTTTTGTTGCTTTAAAGAAGCGACGCGTCTTTCGCATAAGACACACACACATTTTCAGACCACTTCCATGGCGGACGTTTTATCGTCTGACACCTTCTTTACCGATTATTTTATTTTACAAGTAGTAACATAACGGTACGCTAGTCGGATGGTTATTTTCTTATTCATTACAAGGACGGTGTGGGATCGATACCTACAGGTGGTAAATGTCAAACTGGACGTAAAACGTAGTAACACACACACACACGCGATGAAAGTCGTGTATTGTACCGGTGTGGCGCAGAGGCAGCGCGCGGGGCTCATAACTCCGAGGTCACTCGATCGAGACGAGTCGCCGGTATTTTTCATTTTTCGTATTTTATAGAAATGCGAACGTATCGTATATACAAACTATTTCACCGGGGTGGCGCAGAGGAAGCGCGCTGGGCTCATAACTCAGAGGACGTAGGATCGAAACCTACCTCCGGTATTTTCATTTTTCGTATTTTATAGAAATGCGAACGTATCGTAAATACAAACTATTTTACCGGCATGGCGCAGAGGGAGCGCGCGGAGAACACCACTTCGAGGTCACTCGATCAAAACGGGTTGCCGGTATCACTTTACCAAAATCATCAAAATCATATAAACAGCTGTTGTTTATATAATTTAACACACACACACACACACACACACACACACACACACACACACAAGATGAACGAATATGGACCAGTGCCGCCAACACGTGTTGAACAAATGAAGACGATTCAAGCCGAAGCACTTGAATTATTTACGCGTAAAAATGCGGATTATGGCGATGCGTTTGCGAAATATGGTGTGATTGGCGTTCTTATGCGGATCGAGGATAAACTACAGAGGTCGATGTCTATTACCAAAAATGGCGTGAATTTAGTGAATGATGAAGGTATCCGAGACACACTAATCGATTTACATAATTACGCAGCGATGGCAATGATGTTGTTGGATGAATAAAAGAACTTAAATATATGTTCAGTTAGTTATATGGGTATGAGCGCATATATGCGGTCGTATTCCGAACTTGTTACGCTCTTTTAGTTCAGTCGGTAGAATTTGGGTCTTATGAGCCCACGGTCACGGGTTCGAGCCCCGTAAAGAGCATTTTAACTATTTTTACTTATATTTCCATCCATAAAATTAAAATACTAATATTGTATATACATGCCTAATTCTCGTAAATCTTCTCGTGGCGCAAGCACTCGCGGTCGTGGTCGTGCTTCACGTCGCGCCACCCCACGTCGTAACATTAAGCGCGGTTCTCGTTCTCGTTCTCGCCCTCGTCGTCATCTTCAAAGCGGTGGATGAGGCCAGGCTGTTCCTATCGCAAATTAAATAGAACATGTATGTATGTGATTGTATCGTGGTGAAGACGCATTTATAAACTGCCAACGCAGAGAAATGCGGTACTGATTTGATACAAACCTTCATGGTGGATGAATATTTAGTAGTACTATTATATAGTAAATATTCAAAAATGACGACGGTTAAAGAAAGGACGCTGAAACCGATTACGAGATACGCAAAAGCAAAAAAGAATCTGACCCCGACCCCGACTCTGAAACCGAAGGTACTGTCATCGACGTCATCAAAAAATGTCAAAATTAAAAAGCCAGTTACTCTTAAAAAAAAAGATGATAATGGAGGACTAGATGAGAAAGGTAATCCATTTCCGATAGAAAACCCTGAAGGTGGAGACCCAATTTGCCCCAGTGGATATAAAATCGATTACGATTTTGATGTATTCGACCCTATTAATCCACCATTTCGTTGTATATCTTCTTTAAAAGACTCAACAGATACTAACAAAATAAATAAAATAATGAATAACTTGAACAATCCATCAAATAATATTACAAGAGTAGCAAGGAACATAATAATGCCACCTGTTCGAGGAGGAGGACGCAGACGCAGACGCACCCGCATTCAACACAGCCACCGTCATAATAGTCGAACCCATCGTGGTGACGCCAACACTCGACGCGGTCGTCATTTTATTATCTAAAATCCGATATCATAGTCATCATCCACCTTTCCAAGTCGAACCTTCTTCACATTATCCACACATGATTGTATCGCCAGTTTCGGAATGCCGCACTTATCTGTATCAAGCCCAACCGATGAATTTGCCTTAAACGCCGCGTCAATCTCTTCATTTGCGTCGGTATGACGATACTCTACCGCTTCTTGTTTCATCATTTCGTCAATATTCACGAGAACCTGAAACGCACTTGTTCCATAATACCCTTCTTGACCACACATCACATTTGCCGAAATACCGCGCATCGGGTCCAACTCCGCATGACGCGCCGCTTTTAAGAACATCTCCGGAGTTTCTTCAAACGACGCCTTCGCAAGTGGGCCGATATCATCGCTGTTAATTCCATGGCGGAAGATAGATATCATCGACGACGATACAGTCATGCGGTCACACAACAAAGACACGTGATGATAATTGATGGGCGAGTCGTCAAACACCTCCGCAAGTTCATTATAAATCGCTTGACGTGCTGCTTCAATTCCAAATACGCGATACACTTCCTGAATATCATTACTCACGGTTCGTTTCGTATCTATATAATCCAATCCAAGCATATGAACCAAATTCGTTCCAGTTGTATCCAGTACCCAACTGTCCTTCTTCGTATATATACCATCCGCCTTTACAAGCGTGTTCTTGATTTTACGGAGCATCACCTTCTTAATACCTTTCACACCACGAAGCACGATATTGTTCAACAACTGGTCCTGAAACGCTTTAATCATATAGATATGGTCGGACTGGTCCAACGGATTTTGTTTCTGGCCGCCACCGGCACCTCCACCCGACTTCTTGCTTTGTGCTATATTTTCCATACGAAGACGAAATACAAGATTGTCATCATTATAATCCGAGAATGCGCATGATACTTCATTTCCATAACTATTCTTAATTGCGAAGTGAATATCGTCCATTGTGAGTTTCTTATCCAACATAGCTTCTTGGTCAATCTTGATGCGAATAATCCACTTTGATTTCGATGCGGCTGTCGATGCGGCCGTTCCACCACCCCCACCACCACCCCCCGGCACATCCGGCACTCCTGACGTTCCAGCAACCACAGAATCACGCACACATTCTTCAATCAATTTCTCGAACTCCTGATATTGCGTCATAACGGCACGGTCTTGTTCGATGAGTGTATTCAAATCATCCGGGTCAAAGCATACTTCAACGTACTCCACAACTTCCGCCAACTTCGTATGCTCGATAAGAGGAATAAATTCTTGGACGCGTTCAGGCGTATTCTCATCATCTTCCTTGAAATAGACAGTAATCGACGGGTTCTTCGGGTTTTCAGAAAGCGACAATATTTCTTAATACGCGGCACACCACGGGTCGCATTCGACTTTGACGCAACACCCGCAGAATGAAACGTATTCAGAGTCAGCTGTGTAGTAGGTTCTCCAATACTCTGTGCCGATACCATTCCCACCATCTCACCCGGCGCAACAATTGACCGCTTGTATTGAAGGTTAATCACGCTAATCAGGATGGAAAGCGCGCTTCGGTTGAACCTTTTCACAAGAAGAAGTTCTTTTGGCGACAGATAATAATAATACATCACCTTGAACAAGAGTGTCGGCGGAGAATAGTATAATGTCTCTAATTGGCGAAATCCAGCCGATATCATATCCATCGCTTCCATCGGGGTAATATCTACCATCGAATTCTGGTTGATTTGTTGCTGGGCTTGAACATTATTAATGATATGATTGAATGACACCGGCATCTGGACATTCTTGTTATCCAGACGGTTGAATACATGCTCGATAATAAGGTCTCGCATTTCAATCATGTAATCGATGAGGTCGCGGATTTTCTTTGTTGTTACAGTTTTCTCCTTCTTCATCTTCGCATACGCCGTTTTCGTGAATGCTGTAACCGCACTTTCTTGTGTGTCACTGGAATTGTCAAGAGGCATGTGGAAGTGGGCGTAGATTTCGTCCAGACTCATCGCAACCAAAGGCAGTGACTGATTCTCCACCTTAATCGTGTCGATACCGTCATCACCGTATGCGAATTGGATAATACGCTGTTTGCCGTTGCGGACAGTCATATCGTATTCAACTTTGAGATCCTCCATACCTTTGATGAGACGACGCTGAATATATCCAGTGGTTGAAGTTTTCACAGCCGTATCAATCAGACCAATACGACCACCCATCGCGTGGAAGAACAGCTCCTCCGGCGACAATCCCGAAATAAACGAACTTTCGATGAACCCGCGCGCCAGAGGTCCATCATCGAACTTGTTGAAGTGCGGCAACGTCCGGCTGTCAAACCCGTAGGAAATACGCTTGCCTTCAATCGCCTGTTGTCCAAGGCACGAAATCATTTGTGAAATATTAATGTCAGTACCTTTTGACCCTGAAAGCACGAGCCCGATAAATCTGTTCGACGCGTTCAGACTCTTCGTTCCGATACCACCTGCCTCATTCGTCGCAGTATTCAGAATATTCGACACCTTCGCCTCAAACTCCGCCTCATTTGACTTCCCCGTCTTGTTCTCGAATATCCCCAGATGGACCTGGTCAATCAAGTTTTTCACCTCCATCTTCTTCTTCGTGATAACATCTATGATTTGCGTATTCGTCGTCTTATTCGCAATAAGGTCGCTAATGCCAACACTATACGCATGCGACTTCATGTATTCCGTAATGATATTCTGAAGCCCGTCGATGAAGTCAGACGCCGCGATATTTCCGAAATCGTTACACACACGTTGGATAAGGCCAACACCGCCACCACCAAGCACGCTCTTGTCGATTTGACCACGAATCATTCGACCGTTGCGAATTTCAACAACATTATTCGATGTCGCATAGTCTTCATTTGGATTCTTCTCGCCGAATGCCTTCTTCTTATACTTCAGCGTCAAGGGCGGCAAGATTTGCGAAAGGATGTCGAAATTGCTCACATCTTCGCCGCTCTTGAATAGCGTCTCATTCACACGAGGATATGCGGCGAGCAAGTTCATCGCCTCCCTCGGCGTAAATTTGATATTTTCCCTCGTAAATAAGTAGGACCCAATCAGCGAGTCCTGGAACACGCCGATAATCGAGCTATTGTTGGCAGGACTGATGAGTTGGTAGGGAACTGCTGCCAAGTGGCGCAACTCGACCTCGGACTCATCATCCTGCGGCATGTGAAGGTTCATTTCATCTCCCGATGAATATCCTCAAGGTTTCCCAAGAGGCCGGACTGTATCATAAGCGCGCTCTGAATGGCTAGTTCATCATCGCACACCAACACCGGTTCAGTCTCTGAGTGCCTTCCATAGTCTAACCTATACGCATATACATGCGCATTTTCGACCGTAGGAAGTAACACTGCTGATTGCCCAATCCTTTACATTATTACCGTTGGGTTCGTCAATTAAACGAGTTCCTCGCAGATGTTTCCATCCGAAAGTGGTAGTAAAGGCTCTAAGGGGTTTCC